CATCGCGAGGACTTTGACGGTGTCCCAGGCGAGGTCGGACGTCCAGATTGCGTCGAGGGCGGTGTCGGACGTCGACACCGCATCCATCGCGGTCTGCGAAGTCGACACCGCATCCATCGCGGTCTGCGACGTCGACACCGCATCCATTATGAAGGGCGTCCGGGCGTGGTTGCCCATCGTCTCGTCGCTCGACGCGACGATCTCCATGAGCATCTGGTCGGCGACGACCGTCTGCTCCCAGAGTTCCTGAATCTCCGCGAAGTCCTGGTAGTCCGTCGTTAGGTTGTCTGCGAGGCGATACGTCTTGCCGGAACCGCTGAGTGGTGAGAGTGTCATTTAGTTACCGTCTTCTCCGTAGAACGTCGTTTCCTGTCGCGCGAACGCAATCGTCCCGTCCGGGAGGTCCGTCGGGATGTCCGCCTTCGAGGCGAACACCGGCACCCGAAGGACGTCCTCGGCGCGGAGGATGTCGGGCGTCATCGTCTGCCCGACGTCCCGTTCGTCCACGCTCGCGGTCACGCCCGCGCCGTCGGTGTCGAACGTCCAGATGGGGATGCGGCGGTCGTCCGCCGCGAAGTCGGCGTCGAGGCCGACCAGCACCGTATCGCGCTTCCCCTTATCCCAGCCGAGGTAGACCGTCTGGCCAGCCGTCGAGGCGGCGAGCGTCACCGTCGACGCGGTGTCGCGGGCCAGCCACGCGCCCCCGACGAACGCCTCGCCGGGGTCGATGGTGACGTCGAGACTCGCGCCGCCGGCGGTCGCCGCGAACGCGTTCAGCGCGCCCGCGTCCAGGTCGACGTCTTCGTCGGCGAGCTCGACCTCCCCGGAGGGGACGACCCAGCCCGGGCTGCCCGCGCCGACCGCGATGGTCGTCGCGAGTTCGTGCCGTTTCCCCGGCGCGTTCACCGAGGGGCGTACTCTATCCGTCATCGTGTTAGGCCGCCCGGAACTGGAGTTCGACGTCGACGGTCGCCGTCTTCGAGTCGTCCTTCGCGATCTCCGTGATGAGCGCGCGGTTCAGCATGAACCCGCCGTTCGCGGCGGTGTCCGTGTACAGCGCCGCCTCCCGGAGTTCTTCGCCGGCGTCGGTGTCGACGTTCGCCTCGGTCGAGTCGAGGAACGTCGACGTCGTCAGGTCCCGCCCGTTGTCGATGACCTCGGTTATCTCGGTGCGGTACACTTCGTCCCCGAGCGCGGCGTCCGACGTCGTCGGCCCGGTGTTGTCTCGCCCGACGGCGAGATGCGACGCCGATTCGTTCACCGCCTGCTCGGGGTCGAGGTTGTCGACGATGTACGAGTGCAGCCCCTCGACCGTGGTGTTCCAGGTCGTCCGGGACTCGACCGGGTCAACGCTGCTCGCCCGGAGCGCCCGATGCTTCTCCGGTTTCGTGAGGGCGTCCCAGTCGTCGATCTCGCGCCGGAGGTCGGCGACGTCGTACAGCGCGACGTCGAACCGGCCCCGTATCTCGACGCGGTCCCGGAGGAGTGCGTCGGCGGCGCGTGTTCGGATACGATTCGCTATCCGTCGGATGGTTTCGAGTAGTCTCATAGGTTGGTCTGGTCGCTAACTCCACTCGTCGAAGTCGTACCGCGACTGGTCCCAGGTCCAGCCGCCCGGGTCGTCGGTCGCGACCGCCGTCGAGTCCCCCGACGTCGAGGCGTCCACGGCGGACGCGTCGTTCTCGCGAGCGTCGGTGGAGTCACCGCCCGAGGTCGCGTCCCGCACCAGGGCGTCCTGCTCGCGGGCGTTCGTCGAGTCGGTCGCGGAGACGCCGTCGCTGAGAATCCGGAGTAAGTTCGGGACGCCGTCACTCGTGGAGACGGCTTGTTCGAGGGCTTCGACGCGGTCCTTGATGCCTCGGAGGATGCCGACCGCGTCCTTATTCGAGTCCGTCATATCGTCGCGACCTCCTGGGCGACGATGGTCGTCGACAAGTGGACGCCGTCGTAGCGGTCGCGCTTTTCGAGGACGACCGCGTTCCCGACGAAGTTCTCGTCGGGTTCCTCGACGAAGATGACCTCGCCGGGGTCGAGGTTGTGCGCGCGCACCGACTCGGCGGGGAACTCGATGGTTCGCTCGGGCGTCGCCGAGTGGCGGAGCGACGCCTTCGCGACTTCGTTCGTCTGCTGGCGCGTCTTCAGCGTCTCTTTCCGAATCGTCTTCTCCCGGCGTCGGTACTCCGCGATGCTCCCCGTGTCTTCGAGGATGGTCGCAAGCGGGTACGGGTAGTACGCGCGGTACGCCGGCACCGTCGTCGCGGTGTCAACGCCGACGGCCTGCCCCGTGCTTCCGACCGATTCGAGGATTAGCCACGGGTTCGGGTCCGGGAGCGTGTGGTCGGGCATCAGGAACGTCGTCCAGTCGTTCTGGGCGAGGAAGTCCGCCGAGAGTTCCTTCCGCGCGATGTCCGACTCCGTCGAGTTCACGGCCTTCGGCGCGCCGCCGTCATCGGCCTGGAGGCGCGCGACGAGATTGTCGCCCGACCCGGTGCGCGTCGGGTCCGTCCAGAGCTCGAGGCGCGCGACCTCGGACTTCCGCGTCCCGAGTTGCACCGTGAGGCGCGAGGAGTCGGTGACGGTCGTCCAGCCGTTCTGGGTCGTCTGTTCTTCGTCGACCTGGACGCCGGTCCCGCCCTCGACGCGCACCTGATTCGCCATCGAATCGTCCGTCTCCTTGACCGTATGGAGGCCCTTATCGTGGGACTGCAGCGCGAACTCGACGGGGATGTCGCTGATAGGCCGGAACACGAGACTCGTATCGTCCGCCGACGCGACCGCGTCGCCTCGGTCGGCGAGCTCGCTGACGGCTTCGAGCAGCGACGTCGCGTTCCAGACGACGTTCACCGACTCCCAGACGTCGACGATCTGCGAGCGGTCGACCTCGGGGGCGTTGTTCGCGAGGATGCGGTTCAGTATCGCGTCCGGGTTGCCCGAGATCGGCTGGCCCTCGAAGGCGTTGACGACCGACCGGGTGTCGAGCAGGCCGAAGACGAAGTCGTCGACGCGGAGGTCGAGCGTCCCCGACGCCGGCCCCGTCTTCTCGTACGTCACCGGACGCACGAGGCCAGTCCACCGGCGACTGAGGTCGCCTTCGCCTTCAAGACGCGTTCGCAACTCCAGCCGGTCGCCGGACGTGACCAGCCCGGAGTACGCGCCTCGGTCGTTGTCGAGTTTGATACTCCCGGTGTCGACGAGGTCCTGCACCCGGGAGTTGATAGACACCGAGTTCAGGTCCGACTGCGGGACGGTCGCGTCGGGGATGTCACCGTCGTTCGTCGGCTTGAAGACGTCGAGTTCGGCGTCGACGAGTTGTTTCGTCATCGGGCTACCACCGGAACCCGTGGCTGCGGAGTTCGTCGGTGAAGCCCATCGCCGCCGCCTCACCCTCGGCGCGGCTGTTCGCGCGGACGACGACGCGCCCGATCTGCGGACCGCCCCCGCCGGTCATCTGGTCGAGCTTCGACAGCGGGATGACCGCCTCGGACTCGCCGCCCTCGCCGACCATCGCGAGCGTCGGCGCGGTCACGATACCACCGGACGCGAGGCCGGGGACAGCGTCGGAGACGCCGCCCGCGACATCACCGGCGACGTCGCCGGCTGCGGACGCGGCGTCGGAGGCGGCGCTGGCCGCGCTCGACGCGGCGTTCGACGCGGCGGAAGCGGCGTCGGACGCCATCGACTTCGCCTTCGACAGCGCCGAGGACGCGGCGTCGACGGCGTCGTTCGCGCTCGACATGATGCTTCCGGCGATGGATTCGACGGTCGAGAGTGCGCCCTCGAACGTCGAGACGACCGTGTCGACGGCCCCGCTGATAGCGCCCTTGAAGGCGTCGAGGGGGGCCATAATCGCGCCGGCGAGGTCGACGTTCCCGAGGAAACCGAGAACCTTCCCGAACATCTCGGGAATGTAACTCCCGAAGATTAGCCAGTTCCCGAAGTCCTTGAACGCCTGAATCGCGCCGTCGAGAAGGCCGCCCAGCCAGCCGAGGAACCGCGACCCCCAGTTCGCGGCGAACCGGTAGACGCCCCTGAGCGTCCGCTCGAAGAACCCCGCGATGAGGTTCCACGCGCGCTTCCAGTCGCCCTCCATCACGGCGGTCGTCGTCTTGATGAGCGTGACGAGTCCGTCGAGTAGCCAGCCGAGCGTCGAGAAGATGACGTCGGCGGCGAGCTCGACGACGGCGACGATCTCGTCGCCGAACAGGTTCCAGGCCTTCGCCGCGATGCCGAAGAACCACCGGAAGATACCCATCAGCGTGTTCGCGAGCGCGGTGACGACGGTGATGACGACGCCAGCGAGCGTCCGGACGATGAACATGATGTCCTTTCCGTGTTGCTGCCAGAACGACCGGAGGCGCGTGAGAAGCGGCGTGATTATCTGCAGGAGCGTCGTCGCGAGGCCGAAGAACGTCGTCTGCACGAGGTTGACGTAGTTCCGGACGGTCGCGAAGACCTTCCCCGAGTGCGTCTGCCACAGCGTAAAGAGCATCCCGAGGGACTGCCGCGTCACCATCTGGACGATGGCGAACAGGTTCCGGACCGTCTTCGTAATCCGCTTCCGGTTCGCCGCCCAGAACGCTTCGACGCGCTTCAGCGTCGTCCGGTACAGGTCCTCGTAGAACTGTAAGCCCGCCGTCGCGACGGTCTGGATACCTCCGAACAGCGCGCTGACGTCGGCGATGACCGCCTTCCGGTTCCGCGACCACAGCGCCCGCATCCCTGTGAGCGCCGTCCGGACGCCCTTCGAGAGTTGCTGCATCGCCGGGAGGAAGACGGCCCGAAGATCGGTGACGAGTGCGTTGACGTGGCCGCGCATCCCCATGAAGTTCGTCGCGTACGCCGTCCCGAGCGCCGCGACCGCGCCGATGGCGAGGCCCAGCGGGCCGGAGATGAGCATCCCGACCGCGAGTACGAGGCCGCCGACGGCGCTCGCGGCGAGGCCGAACGCCTTCTGCTGGGCGGTCAGTTTGTTGATGAGCGAATCGCTCGACGTGAGGAAGTCGTTCACCGATTCGAGCGCGCGCGTGAGCGGCGGGAGTAGGACGTTCCCGATGGCGACGGCGTTCTCCCGAAGCAGGTTCTTCAGGATGGTCAGCTTCGAGTTGAACGTATCCGTCGCCGCGTCGAACTCTTTCTGCAGCGACGTCCCTTCCTCGAAGGACTGGTTCGCCATCCCGAGGGCTTCCCGCGCCCCGTCGAGGTTCTGGCTGAGGCCACCGAGCGCCTGCCGACTCGTCGTCGTCAGCGTCGACCGGAGGGCGTCGGCCTGCTCGCCGCCCTCTTTCATCGTCGACGCCATCTGCATGATGAGTTTCGACGGGTCGTTCTCCCGCATCGACCGGAACTCCTCGGTCGTCATCCCGAGGGCCGCCGCCAGGTCCTCGGTTTTCTTCGGGTTCATCATCTCTTGGCCAACCCGGCGGAGGCGGGTGCCGGCGCGCTCGCTGGACTCGCTGACCTCGTTGAGCGCCGCCGACAGCCCGACGATCTCGGTGTTCGACACACCGAGTTGGGACAGCGCCGCCGACGACCGCATCATCGAATCGATGATTTCCGACGACGACGTCGCGAAGTTGTTCGAGAGCTCGTTTACGGAACTCCCGAGGTTCTCGATCTTGTCGACGGGCGTGTTCGTCAGCGTCGCGAGACGGGCGAGCGATTCGCCGGCCTGCTGCGCGCCGAGGTCGGTCGCGGTCGCCATCTTCGCGACCGTCTCGGTGAACGTCCGCAGGTTCTCCGGGCCGGTGATGCCGAACCGGGCGGCGTCCGCCGTCAGTGCGGCGAGTTCGGACTGCGCGAGCGGGATGGTCCTGGCCATCTCCATTATTTCGCCCGACATCGCGCTGGCGACCTCGGGGTTCGTTACCTTCTCGACTTCGACCATCGCTTGCTCGAAGTCGGCGGCGGCGTTGGTCGCGGCGGCGAGCGCGCCCGTACCGAACGCGGCGAGCGCGCCACCGGCGAGGCCGACGGCGTATTTGAACTTCCCGAGCGAATCGATGGCCGAATCCATCGCGCCCGTGAAGCCGCCGACGCCGTCGGACTCGACCTTCACGGCCAGCGTCCGCTCCATACCGGGAGTGAATGCCATAACTTGAGTCCTCGAATCGAATCAGTCGGCTGCTTTCTGGCGTTTGACGCGTTCGTCGAGCTCCTGCAGCTTCGCGCGGTCAGACTCCCTCGGCGTCGTCTTCCCGAGGGCGTCGTCGAGGTCGCCGTCGGGGCCGCTCGCGTTCCTTGCCTTCTTCAGTTCGTTCTGAATCTCGGCGTCGACGCGACGGCCTTCTAGGAGACGGCGAATCTCGGGGTACGTGAGTGAGGAGATCGGCGGGTCGCCCGAGTACCGGTACCCCGCTTCGTGGAGTACCCACTCGGCGCGCGCCTCTAATTGCCAGTCTTCGTATTTCCCTCAACCGCCTGGACGAGCTCGGCGTTCTCGCCGACCATGCCCATCTGGTACTCGAACCCGGAGGCGTTGTACCACGCGAGCAGGAGCGGCGTAATCCCGAACGCCTTGATGTCGTCGAGTTCCGACTCCGCCCGGGAGGTGTCGAGGTCCCAGTCTGGCTGGACGAAGAACCGATTCAGGACCTCCGCGATCTGGCGGTCGTCCATGTCGTTCGGGTCGCCCGAGTCCGGGAGGTACCGGGTCGCGTCGCCCTGGCGGGCGGGGATGACCTGGACCCATTTCTGCTTCTGCGACCCGGGAATCGCTTCCCAGACGGGGAGGAGTTCGCCGTCGCCGTCGCGCTGCACCTCGAAGTCGTCCTTCGAGGCGACCGCGCCCTCGGGCGGACGGTCGCCGTCCCACGTCGAGGGGTCGGACGCGACGGGGTCCTGGTCGATGTCGTGCTCGAAGTCGTCGGCTTCGGCGGCGTCGACGTCGTCGGCGGTGTTGGTGGTCGATGCGTCTCGGTCGTCGGTCGAGTTGTCGGCTGCCATCTGTGTTGAAAGAAGTCGTCGGGTAGTCTGCGAGCGGTACGCCGGCCCACGGCCCTACGCGGCGTCGGTTACGCGACGCTCAGGCCTGCGGTCCCACCTCCCTCGGGGATGAACGTCTCGTCGATGCTCATCGTCGACTCCTCGGCTTCGTACGGCCCCAGTCCGGGGTCGGTGAGTTTCGCCGACGCGACAGTCAGCGTCCCGTTGCCGGTCGGGGCGTCCGGGAACGTCCAGACGATATCGCCGCCGACGTTCTGCAGCGCGCGCCGGGCGTCGGCGTACGACTGCGTCTCGCCCATCGTCGTCACGGACATCTCGGTGTCGCGGACGCCCTCGGTAATCCGCATCCGCAGCGAGTCGTCGCGGTTCGTCGTCCCGAGGTTGTTGTCGACCGAGAACTCCTTCGAGTTGATGTCGAACCAGTGGTCGCTACTCCCGTCGAGCGTAATCTCGTCGGTGAGCGTCCGGAGGAAGCTGGACCCGATGGCCGACGAGTGCGACCCGCTCCCGAGCGCGGGAACGCCGAGATCGCCTTCGATGCCGTCGTAGGAGTCCGCACCCGGGATGACGGCGAGGAGTTCGCCGTCGACGGCGGGGTCGCCGTCGTAGACCTCGACGTCCCCGACCGTTTCGGCGCCGAGCGCGAGGGCGTCGATGTTGTCGAAGGACGCGGTCGTCGTCACCGCCGTGGTTCCGTTCAGACTCGCGTCCTCGGTGGACGTCGCGCCTTCGTCTTCGATGGTCAGCGTCTGCGTGGTGTCGACGTCGTCGGTCGTCTTGACGTGGAGCGTCGTCCCGGCGTCGGGCTGGTCGATCTGGATACGCCGCACCTTCTCGGCGTTGTGGACGACCTCGACGTTCGCGGGCTGCTGGTCGCCCGGGTCGACGGTGATGGTGACCTCGCCGACCTTCCCGCCGCGAACGACGGTGTAGATGCGCGTCTCCTTGCTGGTCGCCTGCGCGGGGTCGTTCTCGCGACCCTCGACGGTCGAGGCGGGCGCGACCTTCCCCTTCGACTCGCGGTCGACGATGGTGTGCGTGTTCGGCAGGAGGCCGTCAGCGTCCCGGAGTAGGCCGTCGCCGGCGAGGTCCGAGGGGTCACCGTTCTGGTCGACGAACCAGCGCTGGAGCGCGTACGCCTGCGTGAACTCGTGTTCCTCGGGTCCCTTGTCGTGTTCGGCGACGTCGGTGTCGCCGAGTCCTCGGTCGGCGGTCAGGCCGGGCGTCGGCCCCCACTTGACCGAGTACATTCGGTCGCTCGGGCGTTCCCACGCGGGCTCGCTCGGGGTGACCGGGTCGCCGTTCGCGTCGACGTCCTCGCGGACGAACTCGACGCGGTGGTCGCGAAGCCCGGATTCCTGTCGGGCGGGCATCTACTCGCCCCCCGCATCGCCGCCGGACTCGCGGTCGACGATGCTGATGTGGTCGTATTTCTCGGCGAGCAGTTCGCCGACGTCGGACGTGACTCGCGCCTTTCCGTCGTCGGTGAACTCGACGACCGCCTCCGTGGGGTCGTCGAGGATGTCGCTCGCGTCCGATGCGTCGACGTCCTCGCGGGTCACGTCGTCATCGCCCAGGAGGGCGACGACGTCGGGGTCGCGAAGCCGCCGAGTTCCGTGCGTCTCGGGGTCGTCGATTTTGATGTACATCGTAGGTGTCTCGTTGGGTAGCCGCTCCGCTGTGCGGCTGTAGCGGGCAGAGTAGCCGCCGGGTTCCTTCGGCGGGCGAGGTAGAGTCGGACGGTTATCTTCCGTCCGCCGCCCCGCGCGTGGAGCTCGAGGCGGGTTCGTACCTGCGAAGTTCGCTCGAACGAACGCGTTCGCTCGAACGAAACCCGGGGTGTCTGCCCGGGAACGGTTACGTCTCATACCCGTACCGGACCTCCGCTCGGTAGTGCGCGAGCGAAGGCCGGTCTGGGTCGGGGACAGCCTCGCGCCCGTTGTACGCGAGACTGCTGACCGGTTCCGCGCCGGTCGACGGGTTCGTCGGCGTCGAGGCGTGCGCGGAGGAGATTCGCTGAATCTCCTCGCAGCAGCGCTCGGTGAACTCGCGGGGGTTCTGCGTCGATGCGTCGGCGAGATCGTCCGGGTGGCACCAGACGTGGACTTCGATAGTCCCGCCGACGGTCTGCCCGGGACCCCCGCCGCCCGGGTCGATGTGCGAGTACCCCGTCTGGCCGCCATCGATTGGCGACTCCTCGGGCTGCCCGACGGTCACCTGCGCGCCGTAGTCCTCGTTGAACCAGCCGAACGTTATCTTCGGCGTCAGGTCGAACGTGTTCGCGGGCGTCCAGTCCTGCTGGAGTAACGCGAGCACGAGTTTTTCGCGGGCTTCCCGCATCAGTATCGCCTCCGACAGACGAGGCGTGTCAGGCCGTTCCCCTGGTCGTTCGCGAAGACGACGACGTACTCGCCGTCCCCGTCCCCGTCGACGTCGATCTGGGTCGCGCCGTCACCGCCGCCGTCTTGTGTGATGGCGACGGCGTCGTCAACGAAGATGTCCGCGTCGACGTCGGCGTCGGCGCCGAACTGGTCGCGGAGTGACTCGACGCCGCCGACGACGATGCGCGCGGAGACGACCGGCGCGGGGAGGACGGGCGTGTAGTTCTCGCCGTACTCGTCTTCGCCCGTCTTCTGGTAGTTGATGACCTCGACGTCGCGACCGGCGCGGTCGAGGGCGCGGCGAGCAGCGCTTCGGACCATCTACTTCACCCGCGTCGCTTCGATGCTCGCGCGGAGTCGCCCGGTGTCGACGGGCGCGCGCTTCTTCGCCTCGCGTTCGATGGCGAGGGCGACCTTCCGAACCATCTCGTCGACGGACCCGACCTGCCCGACGTGCTGGCCGGGCGACCGGGAGACGCGCTTCGCCGCCGGGAACAGGTACGGCTGGGCTTTCATCCGTGACGTCCCGAGCTCGACGTACGCGGCGTACTCGACGTTCGTCCCGACGATGTACACCGCGTCGCCGTTCTCGGGCGCGCCGAACTCCCGCTTCAACTGGCGGAACGCTGCGCGCGCACCGGCGTGGCCGGCGAGGGACATCCCGGTCATCGGTCAGTTCCTCCCCGGGCCGAACGTCTGGAAGTCGGTCGACTTCCCGTCCTTCGCGCCGGCGAGCGTTCCCGTGTGGTCGAGCGCGAGGAGCATCCGCCAGTAGTCCGTCGAGTCCGACGCCCGCTGGTAGCGGAAACTCGTGTCGGCGATGGACTCCTGGTAGACGCGCGGGTCCTGCGTCGACGCGGCGTCGGCGGCGGCGAGCGTTTCCATCCGCGACTTCGTTCCGTCGTCGTACTCCCCCCAGTCGAGGCGGGAGTCGAGGAACGTGTACGCGATGTTCAGCCAGTACTTCTTCGCGTCTTCGTCGAGGTCCGAGTCGAAGATGACGTCGAGGTCGTCGACGGTCGCGTCGATGCCCGGGTCGAGTTGCACCGCCATCTACCCGTCCTCCGCGCCGTCGTCCTCCTGGTCATCGTCGTCGTCCTCGGCGTCGTCGTCGAGGTCCGGCTGCACGGTGAAAGTCCGCTCGCCGGACATCGTCAGTCACCCCCGTCCTGCAGCTTCTCGACGACGTTGATGAGTTCGCGCTTCCGGGACCCGGACAGGTCCAGGCGCATCTCGTCGCCGTCGACGTCGACGTTCAGGTCGGCGCGATTCTCCACGAGTTCGTTCTCGTCTTCGTCGTACCAGAGCGTCATCTCAGTCGCCCCCGTTGTCGCGGGCGTCTTCGAGCGCCGAGACGAGGTCGGCCTTCGACTGGTTCCCGTCGATGCCGTTCGCGGGCGCGAGTTGCCGGAGCGCCTGGTAGTCGTCGGGAAGCGTCTCCGGGAAGTCCTCGGGGAGATCGTGCTCGAAGTCCTCGGGGACGTCGAGCGGCCCCGCGTCCTCGGCGGAGGCGTCGGCGCTGTCGTCGCCGTCCTGGTCGTCGGCGTCGGCGGACTCCTCGGCGTTCTCGGAGTCCTCGGCGTCGCCAGTTTCACTTTCGCCGTCCGCACTCTCCGCGTCGGCGTCCTCGACGACGACCTCGGTCGCGTCGTCGGCGGACGTCTCCTCGGTCGCCCCCGTGGTGAGGGGGCGGAACTTGTCGTCGAACGCCTCGTACACATCGTCGCGGAGTTCGACGACGTCGCCTTCCTCGTAGATGACGGGAGTGCCGTCTTCGGTCGTTCGGTACGTCCCGTGGATGAGTTCGTACTCGCCCACCGGGGACGGGCCGTTCGGTGCGTCTGCCGACCCAGTCGACGCCGGCGTGTCGCCGTCGACCGGGACCATCAGGTCGCCGAACGCCTCGAGCTCCGCGTCGGTCGGTTCGATGACGTCGCCCGTCTCGAAGACGACCGGGTTGCCGTCGGCGTCGCGACGCCGGAGGCCGCTGCCGGTAAGTCGATATTTGTCGCCCATCTCTGTACCCCGTTAGATACCCGAGAGGTGGGCGAGCGCCATGTTCCCGTTCTGGTCGGACTTCAGGACGGGGATGAGGCCGCCGAGAACCTTCCCGTGGAGCGTCATCCCGCCGTTCGACTCCCACTCGACCGGCTGGATGTCGGACGGGACGGCGAGCTGTACCGTCTCCTCGGTCGGCTTCACCAGCACGGCGTTGCCGTCCGGGAGGTAGTCGGCGCGACGGAACCGGACTTCCGGGAGGTCTTCCTCGGAGGCGAACCGCTCCCGGATGTGCTGGAGCAGCCCGCTCTTGTTGTCGGTGCCGGAGTCCTTCGCGCGGACCTCCTGGTAGTTGTTCTTCGCGATGTAGCAGAGGAACCCGGTGTTCCCCGGCGAGAAGTTGTTGTCCTCGACGCCCTCGACGGTCCGCATGACGTCGTCGACGACGTCGTCGCGGGTCGCGCCGTCCCAGGTCGCGTTGCCGGCGATGGCTTCGCGGTCCGGGTGGTTCGTGTACCCGTAAATCTGGTCGCCGGCGACCGTCATGTTCACGCCGTTCGCGAGGAGGCTTTCGAGGCGTTCGACGACCGACCGCGTCGCCTGCGAGACGGACGCGGTGTCGAGGGGTTCGCCCCGGTTCCGCGAGGAGCGCAGCTTCCGGAGGTTGTACCGCCAGGACTTGTGCGCGAGCGGGAGGGGGACGCCGTTCTCCTCGAAGTTCGGCGCGTCTTCGTCGCCGGTCGACTCGGCGGCCATGTCGAGGTCGGCGTCGCCGAAGTCGTCCATCGTCTCCCACTCCCAGCGGAGCGTCCCGAGGTCGAGCGGGATGGTCAGCCCCATCTGCTGGAGGTCGCGGACCATCACGAGTTTGTCCCGGGCCGTCCGGACGAGCGCGTCGTCGATCTGCTTCCACTCGTCCTTCCGAAGCTGGCTGTTCCCGCCGAACTTCTTGTGGGTCTTGTACGCGGCGCAGTTCTTCGCGGCCTGCTTCCGGTCGCCGTCCCGACCCCGGTGCTTCGCGAGACGCATCCGGGAGTGCTGGACGGCAGCCTCGAAGCCGACGCCGCCGGTCATGTCTTCTGCGCGAGCGATACCACCGTCTCCGACGCCTGCGGTCGTTCCGCCGTCGGCGATGAGTCGACCGGTGTTGTGTTCGTCCTTCATGTTAGGCAATCCGCACGACTTCGATGTGCTCCTGGTTCTCGACGCCCGCCGCCGCGCCCGAGTTGTCGACCGATTCGAGCGCGACGTACAGCGCCCCGGCGTCGTACACCGTCTCCGAGGCCGCGCCCGTCCCGTCGCCGGTGGTCGCGACACCGGTGTGTTTCTTCAGGCCGCCGACGTCGGCTTCCTCCAGTACCTCGCCCTCGGTGACGTTCGCGTCCGCCCCCGTGTCGAGGTCGCCGCCCGCTGCGAGGCGAGCGTCGATGCGCCCGCCGACCGGGACGTGGACGACGTCGACGCGCTCGCCGTTCGGGAACGCGTCGTCCTTCCCCGTCGAGGGGTCGAACTCGTTGAGGTCGGCGAACAGCCCGAGGCCGGTCGCCGCCGCGTCGACTCCGCTTTCGGTCGCGTGCTTGACGACGTCGCCGTCGGCGGCGATCTCCAGGGCGTTCCCCGGGTAGATGTCCGCCTCGCCGGCGTCGTATTCGTCCTGCACGAACGGTGCGTCGTTTCCGTTCTTGACGATAGTGTTGTCCGCCATTCTCAGTCACTCTCCTCGGCTTCGAGGGCGGTCAGCGCGCCCCCCACTTCGACGTCGTCCGGGTCGAACTCGCCGCCGTCGTTCGTGCCGGCGGCCCGCCCGTCGTAGCGGGACTGCGTCGACGTCTGCGCGTCGAGCTTGTCCGCCATCGACTCCAGCTTCTCGACGTCGTCCGGGAGTTCGTCTTCCTCGAAGTTCGAGTTCGCGACGATGCGCGATTTGAGTTCCTCCCGGGTTTCGTTCGCCTGCTCGGACTGGACGACCTGCCGAATCCGGTCGTCGAAGTCCTCGACGGTCATGTCCGCGAGCGTCTGCCCGCCCGCGTTCCCCGAACCGTCCTGGCCGGGGTCGTCGGGGTCGTCCCCGCCGTCGGCGCTGCCGCCGTCGCCACCGTCTCCGGTGCCGTCGCCGTCGCCGCCGTCGCCGCCGTCTCCGGTGCCGTCGCCGTCGCCGCCGTCGCCGCCGTCGTCGTTCATGTCGAGCGATGCCTCGATCTGTTCGACCGTCTGGTCGTCCATCTCGCGAAGCGCCTCGACCTCGAAGGTCGACGCGTTCGCGATGGCTTCGAGACGGTCGTCGTCGTTGGTGATTCCCATTTTAGGGGTGTCTGCCGCTGGGTTCGCGCGATTCTGCGCGTACGATACAGTCGTGGTTGCGTCGGTGTCGCCGAGGTCGAAGCCGAACGCTTCCTGCAGGAACGTCCGGAACCGCGATTCGGGCGACCCGTTCGCGGCGGAACCGCCTCCGCCGTTACAGTCGCCATCGCAGTCCGCGTCCCCGCAGTTCGCGGCGAAGGCGAGGCCCCCGCCGTCGGCGTTCGCGGCTGGCGTCGACATCTGGGTTCGAGGAGCGCCGCAGCCGGACGTCGTCGAATCCCCGTCCCAGTTGCACGCGCCCTCCGAGTTCGGAAGCACGGCGAGATGGTCCGGGAGTAGGTCGACCTGGACTTCGTCGTACTCCTGGCCCTCGAACTCGCCCGCGTCGTTCTCGACGCCGTGCCAGTAGCCGGTCGAGACTTCGAGCGGGTCGCCGTTCTTCAGCATCTCGACGGTCTGGGTCGCTTCCTCGCCGAGATCGTCGACGTTCTCAGACATCCACTCGACGGACGCCTGCTTAATCCAGAGCTCGCCGGCGAGACGTCGCCCGTCGTCGTCAGCCTCGGCGTTCAGGAACCTCCCGATCTGGAAGCGTTCGAGAACGTCGGACTGGTTCGCGGGGACGAACTCGCCGTCGTCGCCCTCGGGATGGTTCACCGTCAGCGGGACGCCGTTCCATCCCGGCGCGGACATCTGAATCTCGCTGTACGGGAGGAACCCCCCGTTCAGCACACCTTCTGCAACCGCGACCACCGGCGCGACGAGATACGAGTCGCCCCGGACTTCCTCGGTCCTGAGCGCGTCCGGGTCGGGTTCGACCTGGACGGTCAGGAAGCGGTAGGATTCGTGTTTCATGGTCGCGTCCTCGAACCCGCCGCGCCCTCGGCGACCGACGCGGGTTCGTGGCGTCGGTCGGTCATCGGAGTCGCCCGGTGGGGAGTCGAACCCCGTTCTTCCTCGCGAGTGCCCTCGACGTCGTCGAGGAGTCGCCGGCGTCGAGTCGAGGAAGCGCGTCCAGCAGCCTGCGGGCGAAAGGGGGGAAGGGTAGGGGTAGCCGGCGAGGCGTTTCACCTCGCCGCGAGCGTCGGCCCCGAACCGTCCGGGTTGTCCCCGGGGCGAGCTCGGGAGTCGCTGCTCGCGGCCTGTGTTTGCCGGCGGTCCCCGGACGTCGAGGGAGTAGTCGCGTCCGGGGCGTCGAATCGGTGCGTCGACGTTGGGGAAAGAGGGGCGTGGGTCGGCTACCGTCCCCTTACCGTGCTCCGCGCGCAGCCGAAACGCGGGGTCATCGGGGAGGTCGAACTATTTGAGGAGAACCGGGTCGAGGAGGTCGCGCATCCGCCATTCGGCGAGATGGTGGCAGGACCGGCATAGAGTCATCAGATTCCAGGGTTCTTTTGCTCCGACATCTCCGAGTACAGCCCCGCGATTTTATCGGCCCCGAACTGTTCGACGGTCAGATTCTTTCCAGGGTGCTTCCATCCGAAGTGGGATTGGAGGCCGTTTTTCTTCTCGTAGGGCTGGCTACAAACCGGGCAATCGGGCATACGCAACCAAACCCACCGACACGTAATAGGTGTTTACGTGGCGTTTCGGGCGATGTTCGCCGCTCGGGATTCGTTCACCACGGGTAGGAAGGCGCATCTGCAGTTCGGGTGAACTGGCACGACGCCGCGCGCCTCGGTCAGCGAGAATACCGTCCCTTCGAGGCTTTCGCAGATCGGGCAGACGCGGCGGTCGCCGGCGGTCACGAGTTCGGCCTTCCCGACGACCTCGGCGTCCGCGCCGAGCATCGACTCGTAGCGGTTCAGCGTCGCCTCCGAGTGCGAGTGAATCGTCTCGGTCCGGGCGAGCGTCCGCGCTCGGGTGAGGCCGACCTTCTCGACGCGGTCGTTTATCTCGCGCGCCATCTTCCGGGGGTTCCAGCCCTCGGCGAACCCCCGCGTGAGGACCCGGCTTATCTCCTGGTCCATCGCGTCGGTGATGCCCTTGAGTTCGCGGTAGTTCCGCGTGTACAGGATGCCGAGGGCGTCGGCGTGAATCGGGGCGTTGAACGTCTCCGCGAGCGCCGTCGACGGGACGCTCATCCCTTGCTCGCGAAGCCGGGCGTCGGCGAACTCGACGCCCTTCCCGTAGGAGCGTCGGACGTAGATGTTCTGCCACGCCTCCCGGTCGACGACGCGCCCGTCGCGACCGCGCTGGCGGATGGCGAGGATGTCGTCGTCCTCCCAGGACTGGAGGTCGTCGAGGAACGCGTCGATCTTGTCGGAGTCGTCGGGGAAGTCGTAGCCCCGGCTGGCTTCAGCCTGCCCGTCGAACCGGACGTCGCCTCGGTCGCCCTGGAGCTCGAGGCGACTCGGGTCGCGGTCCGTCCCGCCGCCGCTGTCGCGTCCGAGGCCGAAGGCGTCGTTCGCGACGACCGTCTCCCGGATGACGCCCTTGAGGCGGCGGAACCGCTTGGACATCTCCGCCGAGTAGTCGGACTGAATCGTCTTCGTCCGCGTCGGCCCCGAGGGGGCGCGGTCGTTCATCGCGGGTTCGGCGAGCGCGAGCGCGAGTCGCGCGCCTCGGGGGACGTCCTCGACGTCGGGGCCGCCGTGGTCGGCCTGGTGGGCGAGGCGGTCGTCGACCGCTGCGAGGTTCCGCGCGAGGTCGGCTTTCTGAACGGTCGACATGACTTATGCCCCCTCGGTTCGTTCGTGCGAAGTATGAACGTCAGCGACGACGACGTCCTCGACGCCGTTCGCGACGTCCGCGCTCCGGTCGCCACCGCCAGCGAGGTTGCCGCCCACCTCCCCATCGGCCAGCGCGCCGTCCTGAACCGCCTGAACGAACTCGCCGATGAGGAGCGCGTCGAACGGAAGGACGTCGGCGCGCGCTCGACCGTCTGGTGGGTGCCCGGCGAGAGTTCGCACGAGGGAAGCGATTCGTTCGAGCGAACGCCGTCCGACCGGGAGTTCGAGGTGCAGCCCGACGCCGGCGACGGCGACCAGGAGGCCGGCGACGTCGTCGAGGAGATCGACGCCGACGTCCTCGACCTCCCCGGGAGCGGGTCGCGCCTCGACGACCGCCGCGAGGCCGTCCTCGCCTGCTACGAGTACCTTCGCGAGCACGGCGAGGGGAAGCGGTCGGTGTTCGAGTCGGAGGTCTACCCCGAGCATCCCGGCGGCTACGAGTCGGCGTACTCGTGGTGGAACAACTGCGTCATCCGGGGCCTGAAGCAACTCGCGGAGCGCGACGACGCCGTCGAAGTCCCCGGCCCGTCCGGGCGCTGGACGTACCACGCTTAGTCGCCCCCGTTCTGTCCGCTGTTCTCGCCGCCGCCGTCCTCCTGGTCGCCGTCGTCCTCGCCCTCGCCGTCGTTCCCGGTGAGGTCCTGGGCGGCGTCGACGGCGCTGTCGACGTTCGACTTCCCGAAGACGACGTACGCCGCTGCGAGCGCGAGCGCGACGATGGTCAGCCACAGGATACTCGGCGGGTTCTGCCCGTCGACGAGTAGGTAGATGAACGCGCCGAGGATGCCGTACAGGAACGTCGCCGCGACGAACATCCGAGCGCCCGGGTAGGGGAGCGTCGTCCCGACGGCGCGTTTGCAGCGTTCGGCGAGACTGCCGTCTCGGGGCATCGGTCACTCCTCGCCCCCGTCCGGGACCGCCGTCTGCTGGCCGTCGCCCTCGAAGATGTCCTCGAAGAACTCCTCGACGTCCGGGTCGTCTTCGTCGAGCGGGTCCTCGGGGTCGACGTCGTCGACGTCGGTCGGGTCGTCGGCGGGGTCGTCCTCGAGGTCCGCCGGCCCGGGCTGCGGGTCGACCAGCGCGCCGCGCTCGGGCGGGAGGTCGAGGATGTCATCGCGGCGCTCCTCGGTCGTCGCGATCTCGGCGGGGTCGCCCATCGACGACGCGTCCTTGTACGCCTTCGCCTTCCGCTGCATGACCTCGGCGCGCTCGACCTCGGTGAGCTCGAACAGGTCGGGCCAGTCGACCTCGTACGTGTCGTCGAGCGGCGAGGAGATGATGCCGTAGTCGACGAGCATATCGATGAGTGGGCGGAACAACTGGGGTTCGGCGAACTTCTGTCGGCGCTCCTCTATCATCCCGACGAACGCGGCTTCGTCCTGCGTCGACGCGAGGTCGCCGCGCTCGGTCCCGAGGAGTCGGCGCTTCGGGATGCGAGTGACCCCGGCGATGAGCTCGAGAAGGGAGTCCTTCAGCCCGGACGGGTCGGGACTGCCGCCGCCGACTTCGTCGAGTTCGAGGTTCCGCGCCCAGACGACGTCCCGGAGGTCGTTCACCATCTCCTCGACCTGCGTCGCGACCTTGTCTTCGTCCGGGAGCGACCCGGCGTCGTCCTTCAGGCCGGCGACGAACCGCTTTTTCGCGTCCCGCCAGTACATCTCGGAACTCCCGCCGACGACTTTCGTCAGGTCCACGAGGTAGTTGAAGATCGCCTCGTAGGCCGACCGTCCGATGGCTTCGTCTTCGAGCGCGCCCTCGGCGAGATGGACGACCCGGGAGTGGTGGACGTCCTTGTAGCCGATGCCGTCGTCGCCGAAGTCGACGTCGTACATCTTCGGGAGGCCGAACCGTTCGTCGGTCGGGTCCTCCTCGCGGTCGAAGTCGACGTTATCCTCGCCGAACGGCTGGAAGTACAGGATGTCGTCGACGACGTCGCCCTTCAGTTTCGACTCGTCGACGGGCTGGTCGAGGTCCTGGCCGTCGTCGAACCCGATGAGGAGAATGCCGTACCGTCCGATGCGCTGGAGGGTGTCGGCGCGGTCGAGGTAGTTCAGCATCTTCTTCTCGTCGAACAGCGCCGCGACGTCCTCCTCGAAGTCGCTCCGGTCGTCGGGGTCGTCGCGCTCGCCGTCGTCGATGACCTCCGGGGGCGCGCTCCAGGTCTGTCCGGAGACGGCGGTGACGATGGTTTCGGCGATGCCCCCGCGCTCGAACTTCGCTCGGTAGTTGTCGATGCCGAGCTCGGCGCGCTCGGGGTAGCCGAGCGTCTGGAAGTAATCGCGTTCGTCGACGTTCCCGAACGACTGCCCCATCGCCGCCGCGATGTTCCGGCGGCGTACGAGTTCGGTCGTCAGGGCCGTCAGTTCTTCGCGCTCTTGCGCGTTCAGTTCTCCGGCGTCGGTCGCGTCGTCGGTGGGGTCGTCACTCATGGTCGTATCTGGTGGTTACGCTGAGACTTCGCGGCCCGGCCCCCAGGTCGCCGAGTCCGCCTGACTCGACTCTTTCGCGGCGAGGGCGAGCGCGTCGACGCAGTCGTCGTTCCAGCCCTCGGGGGCGTGGTAGCGGACGTTCCCCGAGGACGTCGTCGAATACTCGAACAGTTCGAGTTCGTTCACGAGTTGCGGGATGTCGGGGAACGTGATTTCGGCGGCTTCGAGGCGCTGCGCGAGGTTTTCGATGAGGTCGCGCTTCGACTGCGCCGAGAACTTCACCGCGTCGATGGGGACGCCGTTGTCCTCCAGGTCGGTCACGAGTTTGTTGTCCCGGGAGGCGTCGACGCGGACGACGCCGGGGTACCGCTCGTAGACGGCTTCCATCTTCTTCTGGAGCGCCGGCCAACTCGGGGGCTGTAGGCGCTCGAAGTTCACCAGGAGTCCGTCGCGGTCGAGCGTAATCCCGACCGTCCAGTTCTGGTGACGGGCGAAGTCCCAGCCGTGCGTGTAGGGGGCGTTCCCGTTCCGTTCCTGCCAGTCGTACTCGACGACGTTCCGGTCGCGGACCTCCCGGAAGACGCCGCCGGAGTCGTCGAGGAAGACGGCGAGGTATTCCTGCTTGAAGACGCGGTCGGGGAGCTCGCGGGCGGCGCTGTCGATCTCGTCGTCGGGAACCCACGGGTTGACGTAGGACGCGGCCTGCGAGGACCACCAGTCGGGCCACTCGTCGGATTCGCCTCGGAGGAAGTGGTCGTAGAACCAGTTCTTCCCCTTCGGCTTCGAGATAAAGAGGGCCTTCCCGAGCGTGTCCGAGAGCATCGGGCGGAGCGTCTGGTGCCAGATCGTCTCGGACATCATCGCCGCTTCGTCGATGACCATGTGGTCGACGCCCGCGCCGTCGAGGGAGTCGGGGTGGTCGAAGGTTCGGTATTCGATGGTCGCACCGTTCGAGAGGTATATCTCGCGGGGCTTCTCGCGCTTGACGCCCTGGTTTCCTTTCGAGGTGTCGAGGAGCGCCGAGGGAAGCATCTCTTTCGCGGTGTCGAAGCCGTACTTATTCGCCTGGTTGTACGTCGGGCCTATCCACCAGCAGGTGACGCGGTCGTCGTCGCCGTAGGGACTCCGGGTCGGGTCGAGGGCGTAGTCGATCTGGTCGATGTTCGCGAAGATGTTCTTCCCCGTTCGGCGGCCCCACGCGCAGGTCCGGTACCGCTGGGTCGCCTCGAATGCGTTCCGCTGGACGGGGTGCATTTTCCATTCGAGGTTGATGGTTCGAGTCATCGGTATTGCGAGATTGGGTTTATGTTGCCGCCTCGGGGACGGTATATATGTACGAGTTTGTACGACAACGCCCGTGTTAGTTCACGAGCGTACACGTCTGGGCGTCAGTTTCCGCCGTATCTGGTACCACATACGCAGATTACTGAGGTTATCCGCGTATCTGACCCCACGCCACGGCCTACCACGGGCGACCTCACGGACTTCCAGAACGTCGACCGCGCCCGGCGAACCCCCGGCGAGACGTCGTCGACCCGGTCGCCCTCCGAGCGCCGGCGACGTCGAGGCCGGTCGCGACGCCGAACCACCAGCCCGACTGATGTATCGAAAACGTGTGTGGTCGGCGTCCCTCGGGAGTCGTCAGGATTCCTGACCACACGACTCGGTGATGTATCGGGCTGGCAGAAGACGTCGACGACGTCCGCGACCGACGCCGTCGGGTTCGTTCGAGCGAACCGATTCGTACGAGCGAAGCCCGCAGGACGACGCGAACGACGCTTGTGTCGTTAGTCCTCAGTTAACTATACGTCGAGGCGACGCGTCGAGCGCCCCGCAACGTTCTGGAAATCCGTGTGTTCCGCCGCGCAAGCGCCGAAAACACGGAGTACGCGGGCCGTGTGTACCGAATCCGCTTCAGAAGATTGCGAGGGGTAGGCTACCTAACCCACCTGATGGCGCACACAGCGCCAGCACGCTCCACACAGCGGATTCCGGGGGTATCGGGCCTGAAACGCGGGGTCAGCGCGACCGGAAGCGTGCGATTGTCGGATTCCCGTGACGTTCCGAGTGGCAGCGCGCGCACTTCGTCTCCAGGTTCCCCAGCGCGTGACTCCCGCCCTCGCCGACCGGGACGACGTGGTCCGGGTGGAGCGTCGCGTCGCCCCGGGGACCGCCCGTTCTACCACATTCTTGGCACGTGTAGTCGTCGCGCTCGAAGACGCGCTCGCGGCGAGTCGGCCAGTCGCTCGGGTAGTCTCGACCGGAGCTCGAGGCGGCGGGCCGCTTCGAGAACTTCGCCGCCAGCCGGTCGAGGTCGTCCGACGAGTCAGTCATCCCGGCGCGGGTCCGTCGCGATGAACTCCCGGATGTCCTCGATCTGCTTCGACGTCCATCGCCCCGACCGACGGGCGTGGTCGGTGTTGATGCTCACCGGGTAGCCGGTGATGACCTCGCGGTCGCCGACGTCGACGACGAGTCGGTAGGACGCGCCGCCGAACGTCTCCCGGAACCAGACGATATCGTTCGAGTGCCGCTGCGTCTCGCCCCGTTCGATGCAGCCGTCGACGATCTCCCCGTCGAGGTGCCGGGGCGGACGGTCGTCCTCGTAGCGGTCGTGGAACCGGATGGGGAAGTGCGTCGACGGTCGGTACGCCGAGGGGTCCCGTGGGACGTCCACGTCGTCCTCGCTGTCGTCGGCGTCGGCGCTCATCAGTCCCCCCTCGCGCTCGGGTCGACGTCGAGCGTCCCCGTGTAGGCTTCAGCGAGGATGCGGACGACCTCGCCGTTCGGGACGTCGCCGCCCCACGTGCTCACGTCGACGACGCCATCCTCGACGTCCTGGGCGACGGCGTCGGCGGCGTCCTCGCGGGCGTCGATCTGGTCGTCGGACGTAGTCGTTACTGAAAGGCGGTCGCTGGTCATGCGTGAGTGGTCTGAGAGTAGGGGGTCCGGCGCCGAGCGACGTCGCCCGGCGGGGGTTAGTTGTCGGCCATCGATTCGAGCGCCGCGAGTTCGCGCTCACGTTCCTTCTCGACGCGGCGGGCGCTTCGCCAGAACAGGTAGGCGAACGGCCAGCCGAGGATGGGGATGAGCGCGAAGACGGCGGCGAGGAGTCGGCGTCCGGTCGCTCGGGGCATACCCGAGTCATGTCGGGACCGGTACATAGGGATTCGGGTCGCGTGAGTCCCGTCGCCGGCGGGTTAGGGTTCGAGACTCGCCTTCGGGCGGCGGAACGTCCCGCACTTCGAGCACGCTATCTCGACGCCATCCCTGCCGTCGGGGAGTTCGACGGGCTGGACGGGGTAGGCGTTCGACCCGCCGCACTCGGGGCAGTTCACGACTCGGGTCCTCCGGGAGTCGCGTCCTGGTCGTCGAGGTCGTCGGCGGTCACCTCGACGACGTCGGAGTTCACGCGGAGGTCCGTCTCGACTTCGAGGCGGTCGGGTTCCTCCTCGAGCTTACCCGTCCGGAACAGGAAGTCGGCCCACGCCTGGGTCGCTCGGACGCGGGCATTCGGGTCGTCGCCGGCGTCGTCCATCGCCTTCTCGAACGACGACGAGACGATGGCCATCACTTTCTGCTCGCCGACCGCGTCGACGATGAACTCCGACAGGACGTCGAAGTCCCGGGAGATCGTCGACTGGTTGACGCCGAACTCGTCGGCGAGTTGCGTCTGGTTCAGCGCTCGGTAGTCGCCCTTTCGCTTCCAGAGCTCGAGGAGCGCGGCGCGGCGTTCCTCGGTCGACGCCGACGGCCAGTTCGCGCGGTCGGGGAAGTCGATGGCCGCGTAGTTCGGGAACCCCGCGTCGTCCTCCTGGTCGTCGTCGGCGTGGTCGGGGCAGCGGTCGCTCGGAGTCGAGACGCGCCGCCCGCAGGGGTCGCCCGAGGCGGTGTCCGTCGACCCGCACGTCGGGTAGTCGGTCATCGGTTGAGGTTCCGCTCCCGTTCGCGGAGTCGGTTCGCCGCCCCGTTCTGCTGGACGTCGACCGTCAGGTCGTTCGCGGTCGGGACGACGTGGTTGGCGACGCCCATCCGCTCGACCGCCCGCGCCTGTCGCTGCGAGGTGACGGCGGTGTTCCCCCGGGGAGCGCCGGCGATGGTCGCGACGCCGCCTCCGACGAGTTGGGCCATCGCGAGGACGCCCGGCGGTATCTCGCAGGAGACGCACGGCGAGTGGTTGTACTTGAGGCAGGCCGCGCAGTCCGTCCAGTCCCACCAGGGGGGTAGCCAGTAGGTCGGCGCGTCGTCAGACATCGCGACCTCCCTCGGTGAGTTCGTCGATGACCGCGTCGACGTCGAGGTCGTCCGCCCGGGGGACGGCGACGATGTTCTCCCCGGCTTCGTCTCCCGCTCGGAGACGTCCGCCGGAGCGTCGGTACCGGATGAGCGACCCGTTCTCGAACTCCAGGTGCGAGACGTAGCCGCTCGGGAGGTCGGCGCGGTCGACGCTCGCGGGGATGCCGAGGGTTCCGTGCTTGAAGATCGACGCGACGCCGCCGGCGTCGACCGGGGCGCGCTCGCGAGCGTCGTCCTCCAGGTCGGCGGCGACGTCGGCGACGGCAAGCCGGAGTGCGTCGAGGACGTCGTCGTCAGTCATCGCCCCCTCCTGCCCCGACGTCGTCGCGTCCGGTCAGGACGACGTGGAGGGTCATCTCGTGGACGGTATCGCTGGTGTCGACGTCGAGGCCGAACCCGGCCAGCCCGAGGAGTTCGTACCCGGCGTTCTCGACCTCGCCCTCGACGGCGTCCCGGACGCGGGACGGGAGTTCGTAGAACCCCTGGTTCGCTCGGACGAAGTTGTCGTAGATCGTATCCCAGGCGAGGTTCGACACCTCGACCTCGGCGGGGACTTCCGCGCCCGGCGTCGCGAGCGTCGGGAAGTTCGTCAGCGCGGCGTCGATGGTCGGGATGTCGGCGTCGGTTTCGGGGGTTCGCTCGGTGTCGTCGGTGGTAGTGTCTGAGGACATGGGTTTATGCGTCGGTATGCGGGCCGCCGTCTGGTCGAGTGGCGGTGTTCTCGGCCCCGTCGTCGTCGCCTGATTTTCGCGCGCCGAGGGCTTCGGCGATGCGGCGTTCGATGACTGGGCATAGTTCTCCCGGTCGATCTCGAAGCCGATGTACTCGCGGTCGAGGTCGACGGCGGCGACAGCGGTCGTCCCGGAACCCATGAACGGGTCGAGTACGAGGCCACCCGGGTCGGTCGCCTGCGTTACGAGGTTCGAGATGAGGCCGACGGGTTTCTGCGTCGGATGCTCGTACTCAGTCCGAACGGGCCGGGGGTATTCGAGAAGGTTCCGCTGCGCGTGTTCGAGACGTCGGGGACGGTCGTCTTCGGTGGTCGCGAAGATGATGAACTCGGTCGAGTACCCCCAGTTGTTCGTGTTATCCCCGATGCCCATCGATTCCTTATCCCAGGTTATCACGTTTTTGACGTCGAGGTGACGGTCGACGACGGGCTTCACGGCGTCGATGCCCCGCCAGTCGCAGAAGAAGTAGGCGTGCCCGCCGGGCTTCAGGACGCGCGCGGCCTGGGCGGTGACGTCGTCGATGAGTTCGACCGCGTCGTCGACGGACTGGTCGCCGTCGATGGCGTCCCAGGCCTTGACGCGGTCGCCGGTGTCGTGGGCGTCGGTGTTCGACCCTTCGTGGAACGCCATCCCGTACGGCGGGTCGGTGACGACGGCGTCGACCGAGTCGTCGTCGAGGCGGGTTCGGATGCCGTCGACGGCGTCCTCGAAGTAGACCGAGTGGTCGACGTCGTACTCGTAGGCCGGGGGGACCGAGCGGTCGCGTTCGAGCTCGGCGAGGATGTCGTCGAGGTCTTCCTCGGCGGCCCGGGCGAGTTCCTGCAGTTCGTCGTTCCGTCCGCCCTTCAGGATGGCGTCGTAGTCGATGGCGTCCCGCGTCCGGTCGTGGGTGCCGCTTATCTTGTTCAGTTCCTGGCGGTACAGTCGTCGTTCGGCGTCGTCCTCGAAGTCGACCTGGACGACGGGGACGTCGGTCAGCCCGAGTTCCTTCGCTGCTCGCCACCGGTGCTCGCCGTCGGCGATGAGGCCGTCGGTGTCGGTGACTATCGGGCCGCCGACCCACCCGCGTTTACGGATGCAGTCGACCAGCAGGCCGAACTTCTCGTCGGTCATCTCGTTGGGGTTCTCGCCGTCGACGAACAGTTCGTCGGTGGCGATCTCGCCCTCGAAGGCCGGTTCTGGTAAGTCGTCGAGTTTCATGATGGTACCTCACGCCCCTGACGGGTATCGCTCAGACTCCTTTAAATCGCGCCATGCGCGAAGTGAAAGTGTAACACGTTGACGGCGCCGAGGCCGCTTACTCCCCGGGCGGAAGCGCAGGGCGCTCGACGATGACGTCGACCTCGAACCCGCCGTCCTTCCGGACGATGTTCGCGGGGTCGGCGTCGAGGCCGCCGAGGCCGAGGACGTCCCCGACGTCGTACTCGGTCGCGTCGAGCGCGAACTCGACGGCGAGTCGGAACGTGTCGTCGTCGCTCATCGCGAACCGGGGGAACCGCTTCCGGTGCGCGACGACGAACCCGAGTACGAGCGGGTTGTGGTCGATCTTCAGCTCGGCGAGCGTCCGTGAGAGGTTCCGCGCGTACTCCAGCGCGCGGGGTTTCGGGAGTGGGCGGGTCGTCGCGCCGCGTATGCTCCCGCAGTTCGAGCAGGCCTTCGGCGGGTTCCCCGAGTCACCGTCGATGGCGGCGGACTCGGTGCGCGTCTCTTTCGAGACGTAGTACCGTACGAGGCCTTTCCGGACGGACCGTCGCCACGAGTGCGGGATGACGACGTCCCGGATTTTCAGGAAGCAGTTCGAGCAGACTTCCGGGTTCCGCTGGACGCGTTCGACGAAAACCTTCCCGGGGGCGACGCGGTTGTCGTCGCGTCCGACGCCGGGGTAGTATTCGGACTCGCCGTCGGCGTCGTGTCCTGTCATAGAAGATACCCGTCGGTGTGGAATTGCCCTTCCCCCGTGGGGAAGTTACCCGAGTCTTTTCGCTAAACCGGGATAAAGGTTAGTTCTCGGTTAACTAAGAGCGCCGAGACGAGAAAGCGCCGCTGCTCGCGCTCGGAAGTGTAGGAATACGCCGCCCGGTCGGATTGCTCCGACGGGGTCGAACGTATGGGGAAAGTGCCTCGGGACTCCCGAATCGGGTCAGGAAGCGGGAACTCCCGGGGACGACTGAACGTAGAACCTCCCGGCACATCAATATTCGCATCCTAAACCCCGAGGCGGCGCGGGAATCACGGGTTCCGCCGGGAGATCGGGACGACCGAGGACGCCCTCGACGCGCTCGGGGAGCTCGAGGAACTCGACGTCGTCGACGCCGGCGACGACCGGGAGGGTCGGGACGGTCTTAACCAACACCGGCGGTCGCGGGTCGGGAGTGTTGGTTAAGCCCGGCGCGGCGTCCTCGCGACGATGCCGCTGTGAGGATTCTAAGGACCCGGAGAAATTTTTTATTTTTTCGACGGCCACGAGAGAGTCCGGGGCGGTCAAGACGGGACGCCTCAAACGCCGGAATATAGGCGGTTGAGCGGTTGGGTGAACCTACGTTTCAACTACACTACTACTACTACTACTGTGTAGGTAAGAAAGAAGTAAGAAAGGGTTCGTTCGAGCGAAAAAATTCGCTCGGTACCCAGCAGGCGGTAAGATTATAAGGACGTCCTAACCATGTCACAAACGTCGTATGGGGAAAGACAGTACGCAGCCCGGTTGTCAGATCGACGCATCGCTCTGGAGTGAGTTCCGCGAAGACGTTCGTCAGCGTCGCGGTCGAATCAACGGCGTCCTCGGTAGCGAACTTGAGAACGCCCTCCGCGCGTATCTCGACGGTTCCCAGGGAGGGGACGTCACCGACGAACTCCGCCGGCTACGCGAGGACTTCGACGACCTCGCGGACGCCGTCGCGACCGACGGGGGGGACGCCTCTCGTGGCCGCTCAAAAAATAAAAAAAATTCTTCGTCGGATTCTAAGGATTCTCGAAGGACCGGTGACGCGCCCGTCTCGGACGGCGGACTCCCGGTCGACGACCGCGAACTTACCGGCGAGGGTCAGGACGACGACCGCAGCGTCGTCGAACGCCGGACCGACGGGGCCGTCGCGGAACTCGTCGCGAACTACGACCAGTTCATGCTCGGGGACCTCGACGACGCCATCGAATCCGGCGCGGGCGTCGCGAGCGACCCGACCGTGAAGGACTACCGGAAGCGCGTCTTCGACCGCCTCGGCGGGAAGAAGAACCTCGTGCATCTGAACCACCGCGCGCGCCCGGTCGACCGCCAGGTGTTCTTCGTCGACGAACGGGACGCCCGCGTCGCCGACGCGACCCAGCGCATCGAAAACGGCGCGACCCTCGAAGACGCCGCCGAGGAGAACGACTTCGACCCCTCGGAGTTGTACGCCGAACTCGGGAGTAGCATCCGCGCAGCACTCCGCGTCCGGGACGGCGAACTCGGCGTCGAGGAAGCCGCCGCCCAGGAGGACACCGACGTCGAGTACGTCGAGTCGTCCCTCCCGCCGGGCTTCGACCCCGACGATCTCGACGGCGACGGTGACGCGGACGACGCGGACACCGGCCCCCCTCGGGGGGTCGGGAACTCCAGCGAGGCGACGCCGGTTACGGACCCGCGTGAGGACTCGGTCGCGAAGAACGCGGGCTTCGAGGCGGAGGGCGACGACTGATGGGCGGGGAGTCCGTCTTCCCGTACATCGGCGGGAAGTCCCAGATCGCCGACTGGGTCATCGACAACCTCCCCGCGCACCGGCGGTACGTCGAACCGTTCTCGGGGAGCGCGTCGGTGCTGTTCTCGAAGCCGCCCTCGCCGGACGAAGTCATCAACGACGTCGACGGCGATATCGTCCAGTTCTTCGTCGTCCTCCGGGAGCGCGGCGACGAGCTCGCCGAGTGGCTACGGGACGTCCCGTACGCGAGGGACGTCCACCAGGAGTGGGCGCGAGCGTTCTACGACGGCGACCGTCCGGACGACCCGGTCGAGCGCGCGGGCCGGTTCTTCTTCCTCCGGTACGCCCAGACGGCGGCGAAGTACGACTCAAAGTCGGGGTTCAAGGCGACCGCGTTCAGTTCGCCCGCGCAGACGTTCGAGAACAAACGCCAGCGCCTCCGGGAGTTCGGCGACCGCCTCGCGGGGGTCGTCGTCGAGAACAAGGACTACCTGGAGATGTTCGACATCTACGACCGCGCGAACTCCGGCGAGGACGTCGGCGAAGGCACCGTCTTCTACTGCGACCCGCCGTACATCGGCGAGCGGTCGGGGGATGAATACTACTCGGTCGAGGGCGGCTTCGACCACGCCGAGTTCGTCGACGCGCTCGGGGAGCTCGAGGGCGACTTCGTCGTTAGTTACGACGCGCTCCCGGATGGGCTTCGCGAGCAGGTCGAGGCCGGCGACGTCTTTCTGGTCGAGCGCGGGTACGGCGCGCGGTCCGGTGGCTACCAGCACGGGGAGTCGAAGGCGACGACTGAGCGGCTGGTAACGTCGTTCGACCCGCGAGTGACGCCCGGGTTCGCGGAGGCCGGGATGCAGGCGACGCTCGACTACTGACCGGCGGACGCGGAGTCGGCGTCGTCGTCGATGGGTTCGTCGGGCGGCGCGGGCCGGTCGGTGCCGCCGTCGGTCTGGTCGGGGTCGTCCTCGACGCCGTCGGAGTCCTGGTCGTCGGGTTCGTGTTCCTCGTAGACGTCTTCGACCTGGGTGATAGCGTCGAGGACTTGCTCGAAGTTCGGGCCGGGGCTGTACTCGCGGTCGAAGCGTTCGAGGACGCCGGATTCGACGAGCGCGGGGAGATGGTTCTGGTAGATGCCGATGTAGACGCGTTTCCGGGGTTGCCCGCTGGCGTCGTCGCCGATCTCCAGGCTGGCGATGTGGTCGGTGAGGTCGCTGATGTCGGCGGGGCCGTTCTCGGCGATGTACTCGACGACGCGTCGGCGGCGTGGGTCGGCGAGGATGTCGTAGATTTCCTGTAGTTCGAGCGGGCGAGTGCCGCCGTCGGTCATCGCCCGGTCGGTTGGTTCCGTCGCGGGGACGTACGCGGTGTCGTCCCGTTCATGTCGGTCGTTGTCGGCTGCGCTTTCTGTCATGGTTTACGCCCCTAAACGACCCGATTTCCCTTCGCGCCCTTCCCCGGGGGCGCAGTCGGTTGATGGTGTCATTACTCGTACTCATAATGAAGGTGTGGTGCCTTCTCACCGGCTTTTAGGCGTCCCGGTGAAAAGCAGTTATCTTTTACGACGACGACACACCCGGTTAGTTTGTCGTTAACTATAAGGTCCCGTACGCGTATGGTGAGCATGCAACGGGTCAGGAAGCCGGCGGACACGCGCCCGCTTGGGACTCGGCGACCCGGGAACCCCCGCGCGAAAGCCACGGGGACTGCCCGCGCCGAAGATGACCAACGCGCGTCAACCGCCTCCTGTTCGGTAACTCGGGTTCGCTCCCGTCTCGGAAGAAGTTCGCCGCCGACGCGGGACGGTAACGCGCTATTTATACCGGCAGGCGAGGGTGAAAGCCCGACGCCGTAACGGAGCGCCCAGGAATGACGCCCCCGACCACCGAGGAGTGACGGGGCCGACCGCCGTAATCGCGCTCGGGAGCGGGGGCAGAACCCGCACGAAACCACCAGTACAGTTCTACGACTACCCGACTTCCCCGAAGTCGGCTGACCCGTCGCCGCGACCAGCTCGCGACGGCGGGGTCGAACTACGGGGAAACCGAAGCCGAGGCGAACGCGTCCCACGAGTGGACGCGCGACGCCTCCACACTTAGTTAATTCCGACCTAACCACCGATGAGTACGAAACAACTCACTCCCGACCACGAAACCGAATCGCTCGAAGACCGAACGAACGACCTGATGCACGCGCTCGCCGACGGCGAGATCGACGCCGCGAACATCTCCGCCGACCGCATCGGCGGCGGCCTGATGGCGGTCGAGTTCCGCCTCGACGACGTCGAGCAGCGCGGGAACGTCAAGGCGCTCGCCCGCCAGTTCGGGTTCGGCGAAGCCGACTTCTCCTCGAACCGCGAGCGCACCTGGAGTCGCCCCGGACGCGTCGGCTACGTTCCGACGTCCGCGAACGTCCGACTGGTCGCGCCGCGCGGGGGCTGGTAAGATGTCCTCGACGTCCCGAACGCCCGACGGGGGCAACGAGTACACCGACCCGCTCGACTCCCCGGACGGCTACGAGTCCCACCGCGAGCGCGCCGACGACGTCTGGACGCACCGCGAGACGGGCCTGGAGGTCCGCGTCGCGAAGAACGCGCGCCCGGACCAGATGCACACGCCCGAGACGTCGAAGCGAATGGAGGGGTTCGAGTCGAAGGTCCGGGGCGGCCCGGAGAACGTCGCCGAACCGCTCAGCGCGAACGACCTCGGGAACCGCCCCGGCCAGCGCGAGGTCGTCGAGGAGTTCATGGCCGCGTTCCCCGACGGCGAGTACGTCCCCGAGATACCCGAGTCCGCCTGGGACTGGGGCCGCGTCCGCTGGCGCGACGTCGCCGGCGAGGAGGACGACTGATGGCGAACGTCGAAGTCTGGTACGACGAGTCCATCGGGAAGGTCCGTATCGCGTCGACGCCGGGCGGGGACGCCCTCGACGCGGAGGCCGCCCGGGAGTTCCGGGACGAACTCGACGCCGCCATCGCGGAGGCCGACCGATGAAAACCGGGTCGGAGGCGTTCGAGGCGCAGAACCGCGCGCCCGGTCACCGGATGACGTACCCGACCCGGGAGAAGCACTGCCCGGACTGCGACGACGTCGTCGACGCGGAGCGAACCGGGAACGGCACCCCGGGGAACGGGCGCGAGTACGAGTGCCCGGACTGCGGCGCGACGTTCTGAGCGACCCCCTCTTTTCGCGGCTTACCCGTCGGCGCGAGCGGTCGCGACGGCGGGGTCGAACGAACCGAGGGACCCGAGACGATGGAAAGCAAACCACCCGATATGACGAAGAAAGACCGGATTCGCGAGGCCGTATTCGAGTCGCCGTGGGCGACCCAGCAGGAGATCGCCGATGACGTCGGCGCGTCCCGCTCGACGGTCGCCGACGTCGTCTCCGAACGCCCGGAACTCCAGCAAGTCCGGCAGGCGTTCCGCGAGGGCTTCGAGCTCGACGCGACCGAGGGCAACCTCGAACGCCTCGCCGCGATGGACGGGGTTCCCGGCGCGGTCGCGACTCGCCTCCGCGAGTCCGCCGACGCCGACGACCTCGACGGCATCCGCATCGACCTCCGAGTAACGAAACCTGACACCTGACATGAGTGACTCCGACGAACTCGGCGACTTCGCCGAGCACGAAGACGAACCCGAACCGACTCCTGAACAGAACGCGGACCCGGTCGACCCGCTCGCCGACGACTTCGAGATCGGCGACCCCGTCGTCGACCTCGCGAACGGGCGGAACATGGTCGTCGTCGACCGGGCCGCCGACCGCTCGGACGACTGGACCGAGGCGAACGGCTACGACCTCCTGGGGAACACCGGGAACGACCGGCTGCGCGCTCGCGCGGCGGACCCCGTGTTCACCTGCGTGTACGTCGCGAGCGTCGGGAGCGAACCGTCGAAGACGTACGACTTCCCGTCCGCGCGTCTCGGGCGGCCCCGGTACGAGAACGCCGGCGACGACGTCCACCGCGTCTACCAGCTCGTCGCGCGCGACATCCTCGACCGGATGTTCCAGAAGGCGTTCGAGACGGCGGGAGATGAGGAGTGGGGCGGCATCCCGCCGGTCGACGTCCTCGAAACGCTCGCGCGGTTCGCCGACCTCGACGACGACGTCGTCGACGAAGCCTTCGAGATGGCGGACGCCGAGGTGAACTTCCCGCCCGAAGACGCCGAGGAGTCGAACGCCCACGCGTCCCGCGTCGCCGAACAACTCGCGATGGCGGACGACGACGATGGGAGATGACGACCGGCTGTCCTGGCGGGAACTCCAGCGCCGCGCGCTCCTCGCCGGGATACCCGCGACGCTCCCGCGCGATGAGCTCGAGGAACGCCTCGGCATCGACGACGAAGACGACGTCGAGGAACCGACCCCGGTTCCGGACGGTGGGACGGCGGCGGCGACGGCGGACGCCGACGTCGACCCGATGGCGCGCCTCAACGCGGCCCGCGAGGAGATACGCGCCGCGTTCGCCGACCTGGACGACGACGATGGCACCATCCGCGTTCGCGACGACGTCTTCGTCAGCGCGCACGGGGACTCGGTCGCCGTCGAGATCGACGGGAGTCCGTACGAGTTCGACCGGGAGTTCGCGACGCTCCTCGGGATGTGCGTGTACGTCGCCGCTGCGAGGTAGCCCGATGGCAGTTGAACCGACCACCGACGGCGACGGCGAGGTCGAGGGGCCGGACCCCGACGACGGCGACGCCGACGGGGAGACGAAAACCCTCGCGAACTCGCAGGCGGAGGCGGTCGTTCTTCGCGACCAGGAACTCCGCGAGCAGGTCGACGACGTCCTCCGCGACCTGGAGGCCGACGCCCGGGACGACCCGGCGCGGCTTCCCGAGGACCGCCTTGACGCGCTCGACGACGCCATCGCGGAACTGATGCTGTTCTCGAAGGACCTTCGCGACCTCGAAGGCCGGGGGGACGATGCGGCCTAAGTACGAGCGGTCGTCCCTGGAGGACCGCCGCGAGTTCCTTCGCGACCTCGACGACCGGGATGACGTCGTCCAGACGGACTTCACCCGAGACGGCTACCGGACGATCTACGCGCAGTTCGAGGTCGGCCTACACAAACTCGTGCAGTCGAGGGCGGACCGCCTCGGCTACGATATCGAACACCTGAACGCCGGGATTTACCGGTTCTCGTACCGCCATACCAGTACTTAGTTAACTCAAACCTAACCATGAAACCGATTCGACGCGGCAGACTCGTGACCATCGACGGGACGTTCGGAGTCGACGACCTCGACGACGTCTCGGGACAGAACAGCCTGAACGGACAACCGACCTCGGCGCTGAACGTCCGCGAGCGGGGGACGCTCCCCTCGGTGATGCGGTACGCCGCCGGCGAAGTCGCCGAACGCGTCGAGGAGCGCGTCGAAGTCACGTCGATCTCCGACGACGGCGACATCTCCCGCGACCACGTCGACGACGTCGTCGACCGGTACTCGAAGTGGGCCGTCGTCCCCGGCGAGTTCGCCATCGTCTGGGAGGACTTCGCCGCTCGCCACCTGATGTACTCGACGCCCATCTGGGACGTCGTCGACGACGTCGTCCTCGACCTCAACGGGTTCCGGGACGACCACCCGGACGCGAACCCGTCGTCGTTCGGCATCGGCTACCGAGGCGTCGCCGACGGCGCGACGGCACCCTCGTGAACGAGCTCCGGATGACGTACCGCTGGAAGGACGCGAACGACAACACCCGGGGCGTCTCCGCGTACCTCGCGCGCTCGGGGTACGTCGAGGTGTACGAACCGAAGTTCGAGACTGAGGAGTTCGTCGACTTCGTCCGAGACGAAGTTTACCCGCACCTGGAGGAAGTCGACGACGAAGACGTCGCCGGCGCGGAAACCGGGGGTGAAGCCGATGCATAGCGCCTCCTACGGCGACTTCCCGAACTACGACGTCCTCATCGCGGACGACGCCTCGAAGTTCATCGTCCACGACACCGAGGGCCGCGCGAACGCCAACGGGAAGTGGGACGACTCGGTCGACGGCGTCGACTACCGGTTCGTCCACGCGTTCGGCCCCGCGTACGTCTTCGAGTCCGTCGTCGTCCACCGCCATCCCGACGGCGAGGAGAACGACTGCACGCAGTACTCCCTCGGGCCGAACGACGACAACGTCCTCGCCGACGACCTCCTCGCCGACGACCTCCCCGACGACGTCTCCGCGCTCGTACGCGACGAACTCGGGGTCGCCATCGGGTCGCCGGTCGCCGCCATCGACATGAACGACCCCGGGAACTCCCGGGTCGCCGACACCGACCCCGCCGACCAGGACGCCGACGCCGAGGACGTCGAACCGCTCGACCCCGAGAAGGCCGTCGAGATCGACATCGACGGGACCGGAGGCGAGGGCGATGTTTGAGGCGTTCGCCGAGTCCGTCCGGGGGTTCGCGTACCAGGTGTCGAAGTCCTTCGAGCACGGCGTCGCCGCTGCTCGCGACGAGTGGAACGTCGCCATCGAACTCGCGCGCTACGACGACGTCGAGACGCTGCGCCTCGACGACCTGGAGGCGTCGTACGACCACGGCGACGACGGCGCGTACGTCCGCGTCGAGGACGTCGCCGACCACGGCATGGACGCCCCGGCGGTCGCGGTCCGGCTGCCCCTGGAGGCGGTCGAGGCTGAAGCCGCGAAGCGCGACGACCGGGAGCGCCGGGAGGCTGCGCGGACGGTCGAGACGGTCCCCCGGCAGGACGTCGTCGAGTCGTTCGACAAGATCGCGGGCGACCTCCGGAACTACGCCGAGGAGACGCGCGAGGACGTTCGCGACCGGACGGGGAAGAAGTACCCGCCGGACGGCCCCGTGCTCGCCGGGTCGTCGGAGGCGATGTACTACCACGATAACGGCGAGGCGTACGGCTACGAGCAGGCCGCGCGCCGCCTCGAACAGACCGCGCGGTCCCTCGAACGCGGAGGGCGCGATGAGTAAGTCGAAGGGAGACCGGTACGAGCGGCGTCTGGTCAACTTCTTCGCCGACGCGGGGTACATGGTCATGCGCTCGCCGAGCTCGGGGAGCGCGACAACGCGCGCCCAGCCCGACGTCTTCGCGCTCCGCGACGGCGAACGGGTCGCCTTCGAGGTGAAGTACGAGGGCAGCGCCGAGGGCATCGTCTACCTCGACGCCGAGGAAGTCGCCGCGCTCGAACGCTTCGCCGGCGTCGCCGACGCCGTCCCGATGGTCGTCGTCCGGTGGAAGCGCGACGGCGCGTTCTACCTACTCGACGTCGACGCCCTCGAACGCACCGACGGCGGCGACGGCGAGAACTACCGCGTCACTCGCGACGGTCGCGACCGCGCCGATGTCGTCCTCGCCGACCCCGAGGTTAAGCGGGGTCACGGGCGAACGGTCGCGGCGGTCGAGAAGACGGGGGTCCTCGGATGACCGAGGTCGAGGTCGGCGAGTACGACGACCTCCGGGGCGACCGCGTCCTGAACTCGCGCGGGAAGGACATCGTCGTTCGCGAGCTCGCCGACGGCGCGAGCGCGGTCCTCCGCCTCGAAGACTGGCTGACCGACGAGAAGTCCTTCGACTCGGTCGACGACGTCCACGTCGACGACCTGTTCCTCGGGCGCGTCATCGCCGACACCGAGAAAGCGTACCTGTTCACGCAGGAACCCCCGGACGTTCAGGACCCGGACGCGGACGAACCCGGGACGGACTGGGTTCCGAAGTCCCAGGCCCGCGTGTACGTCCCGAAGGACGGCCAGGACGCCGGCGACATCGACGACTCGACGCCCCAACGGGGGTTGACGGACTTTGGCTAAGGCCGCTCCCGGCGACGACGCCGACGCCTGCGACAAGGACTCCGGGGAAGACGAGTTCGCCGACCTCGGGTTCGACCCGCACCGCCTCCTGAACGGCGACCGGGTCGTCGTCGACTTCTCCGAGATCGACAGCTACGACCGCGAGGGCGAGCGCGTCGCCGGCCTGACGCACCTCGACCTCGACCCCGCCCTCGACCACGTCGGCCCGCGCTTCAAAGCGGTCGTTCCCTACCAGTCGCGGAACGGCGGCTGGGAGTGCGGCGGCCCTCTCCGCGCGATTCGACCCGTGAGTAGCACCGTCCGCGAGACGACCAGCGACCGCGATTCCTACCAGAAATGAGCACACTCGACGACTTCAGCGACGACGATGAACCGAACGACGATATCGACCGCAGCGAGAAGCCCCGGGTCCGGCGGACGTACCCGGTGAAAGACCCCGACGACAAGACGACGCTGTACGGGATGCTCGCCGAGGACTACCGGCGGCCCGGGACCGCGTACACGAGTCCTCGGAAGCGCGAGGCGAACTTCTTCCGCCGCATCGGCGGCTACCCGATCTCGACGGACATCCTCGAACTGCTCCGGGACCCGCCCCGGAACGCGGGCGTCGGCCCCGTGAAGACGATTTACATCATCCAGCGGGAGTCGACCGACGACCACGCGCCGATGACCGTCTTCGAGTACCACATCCGGGACTACCTCGACGCGGCGGTCATCGACTTCCAGCCGTTCGGCGAGCAGCGCTGCCCGACGCTCGACGACGCCCGCGCCGTCTGGCCGGCCCACGGCGACCTCATCTTCGAGACGGGGGAACTATGACGACGAAACTCCTCGAGCTCCGCGTCGAAGCCGACGCGTACGACGACATCGCGCAGGCCGTCGGCGAGGCGGTCGTCGAGGAAGTCCAGGCGAAGTACCCCGTCCTCGACGACGTCGACGTCCGGTGTACCGGCGTCGACCTGGACGCGAACACGGGCGACGCCGAGGTCGTCGTCTCCCTCCCGATGAGCGAAACCGAGGGCATCAGCGCGCTCGCCGAGGCCGCGCCCGAGGCGGGACTCGCAGGCCGGGGGAACGCGGAATGATGGCGGGCGAGCGGAAGCCGCCGAAGACGTCGAACAAGAAGCTGAGCGCGTTCCCCTACCCGGGCGGGAAGACGGTGTACTTCGAGAAGATCGTCGAACGCTTCCCCGACCACCGCCGGTACGTCGAACCGTTCGGCGGGAGCGCGGCGGTCCTCCTGAACAAAGCCCCGAGTCACCTGGAGGTGTACAACGACCTCGACGGCGACGTCGTCAACTTCTTCCGGGTACTTCGCGAGCAGCGCGACGAACTCCTCGACTTCCTGAATCACGTCCCGTATTCGCGGGACATCTACGAGCGCTGGTCGGCGGCGTACTACAGCGGCGACCGCGTCGACGACCCGGTCGAGCGCGCCGGCAGGTGGTTCTACCTTCGGTACACGCAGTTTAACGGGAGTCTCGACCGCCGGTCGGGATTCAAGACCGGGGGGAAGCGCAACGAAGCCCGGTCGTTCTGCTGGAGCGTCCACCGCCTCGAAGACATCGCCGAGCGGTTCAGCGAGGTGACGCTCGAACACGAGTCCTACGAGGACGTCGTCGACCGGTACGACCACCCGGACACGCTGTTCTACCTCGACCCGCCGTACTACGACGCCCGGCGCGTCTACTACCGGGTCGGCGACGACTTCGACCACCAGGCGCTCGCGGACGTCCTCGACGGGACCGAGGGCGACTGGGTCGTCTCCTACGACGAAGTCCCGCCGGCGCTGCGGGAGATCGCGACGACCGTCGAGACGTACACCGCGCGGTATTCGATGTCGTACTCGGACGACCGCCCCGAGCACACCGAACACCTCGCGATGAACTTCGACCCCGCCGAACGCCCCCGGTTCGCGCCGGCGGGCCAGACGACGCTCCCCGGAGGCTACGATGACTGA